CTGTATGTGTGTTAAGGAACCTGCCAGTTGAACGGCCCGACCCGAAACTGATGCTCAGCCCCGACCCCGACCGCCCATTAGGAATACCAGCAGGTAAATAAAAATGGTTAGTTCAAGCACTTATACATCTCTTCCCAATACTCATCGATATATTCAAAGTCCGATATGATGAGCTTGCAAGAGTCTCCACCCCAGTGGCCCTGAATCTCCTCATGATACGTGTCCAAGTAAACGTTAGGGCCGCCCCCGGCTAACATGATCCGAACACCAAGATAGGTTCCATCTCCGTTAACCGTATACTTTACATCATAGGCCTCATAAGGCGGATCGCCATCATCCTTTGGATAAAATAGCATCTTGCCGCTGCTCGCATCGGCTGCGTAGTCTTTGCACATGTCGCGCAGTTGTTTTTCACAGTCACTCATGCTACCGCCCCCCACTGTTCAGCCATAGCTCGCGCTAACCCTTTGTGAAACTTGCTTCTGAACTTCCAACGATCGGGACTAGGACTGGCAAGATGAATATCATGTCTTGCCGTCTCTCTGGTTAAGTCACTCGTTTTCTGTAACAACGGTAGATTCTTCAACCAAAGGCAGGTGCGTTTGCTTACGTTGTCTTCAGCCTCAACAGAGTCGGCAAACTCGTAAGGTTGGACGCTCTGGGCGAACGGCTCAAAGTTCTCTATTCTGGCCTTCGCATGCTTATGCATGATGGGGTTCTCAATTGCGATCCGCGGCACGTCTGCATTCCAAAGATCAGAAAAGAGTGCTGCACCTTCATCCAGCTCATCCCACATCTCTTGGACAGTTTTGCCAGGAGGCGCCTTGTGCAACCAACGCACGCCAGAGTTACAAAGTCTGGTGCAGGGTGGATGGGCCACCATCAATAGATCCCAAGCTTCCATCTTCAGAACATTTCTAATATCGTCCTGAATGTGACGGTTAGTCTGATCATCGGCCGGAAGTATATCGCAGCTCCAGGCATCATGACCTCTTTCAATAAAAGCGTTTCTAACAGTTCCGCTAGTCTCGCATCCAATTAATATTTTCATCTTCTTCTCCTAAATAAGTTAATGAGCTTTTAATATAATTGAATGGTTACATTTTGTCAACTATTAATTCAAAGATCTTTGGGACCTACACTGTTCCTGGCCTGAGCTGCTGCGGCCGGATCTCTTGTGTTTCTCTTGTGTGTTTCTTTCTGCCTCGCAGAGCTGATGGGCGCATCTCCATCCCCGATTTAGATCCCCGACCATCCTTCGTCCAAAAAAAACCCCTCGTAAAAGAGGGGCTTGGAATAGTTAGAGATCTATTAATCTAACAAAACCATATAGGCTTTTGGTTCATGCTCTATAAACCAATCAATACCTTTTCTAACAATATCCCAATCGGGATTCGGCATGACTTGCATACCCATAATGGTATCGTAAACAGCAACCGCGTCTGGCGGGATTGTGCATGCTGCACCACTAAAGATATTCTTCACCTCTTGCGGTTCTTTGTCTAAGATCTCGCATTTAAAAGGTAAGGCTCGTTCTTTTTTTTCTTCTGTCATTATTTTTCTCCTAAATAAATTAATGAAGTTCTAATATAACTAATTGGTTACAACCTGTCAACTACTAATTATAGATCTATTTCATCTTCTCCTGGGCCAGCCTGAGCAGCTCTGGTGTGTTTGTGTTTGTGTGTATCTTATGTGTGTGCCTACTGCTTGGCAAAATCCAAAAGCCCGACCCCGATTCCCCGACAAAAAAAAGCCCGAAGTTAATCGGGCTAATTAGTTTTCAAAGTCAACCAAACTCCCTACTCTAGCTTTATACTCATACGCTAGGGACTGATGAGTTAATTAATTTATAACTTCACCTCTTGCTCTAAGACTTTCATCAAGTCAGCAACATTCTCTGCCCCAACTTGAGCAATCAATATTGCGTTGCACAAATCAGTTTGAACACTCCAAGAACTTTCTAACGCTAAATGAAAGTCGCTGTTATCACTACGATAGTTATAATTATCAGAAAGATTCCAATACTCTGAGGGATTTTCTTTGTTAAAAGAATTTATACCTTTTTGTATTTCAATTCCTATCTTGCTAGCTTGATCAAGCATCTTCTTTTTTTCTAACCTTAACTTGGTTAGCTTTTTGTAAGTAGACGATTTTTTAAAAGCCTCATTTTTGTCTACCATTTTGGCTTCCATTTTTTTATAGAAACGATTAGCGATTGCCTCTCTTTCTTGTTTATTGGTTTTCATTTGTATATACCTCCTAAAAGTATGTTGTTTAAATGAACCCTAAGTATAACACGATATAGATACAGTTTGTAAACTATTTACGAAATTATCTTTCCTCCACCAACGGCGTCCTAGCTCAAATCCTGAAGACGACAGATCCTCTGGAAACCTGATGGTGTGTTATCATGTGTTATGCCTTGCAGAAATCCCGACCCCCGACACCCGATTGTTAGCCCCCGACCCGACCCGAATGATTTAGCAACTTCTGAAGACCATCTAGCGTCTCTCCTGGGGGGGGATCTGAAGCTCTATTGTGTTGTGTTATATGTAGCAATACACCCCCCGTTTAATATTCTTTAGCTCAGCCCGACCCGACCCGATTTTTTCCTAGCTTTTTTGTGAGGGAGAGAGAGAAAGAGAGGGGGGATGCGATAATCTTTCAAATTCCCTGCATATAAGTAAATATAACTATAAAAAATAATTACACTTTGTACCCTAAAACACTTGCATATGTTGTATACATTCTGTAGTATTAAATAGTTAGGTTAGTGGAAAAGTGGATAGCTATTAAAGTATAAATCCAGTTCTATGTAAATCAACAGTCATGAGTTATTACAATACATGAACTCGTATTAGTATGAACAACGCCTAACAGTCGATCTTGAGCGTTGCGTCCAGTTATCGACTCTAAATAACATAACTGAAATTGCAAGACTTTTTGACAGTTTAAGTCTTTCAAAACCAAAACTGTTTTATTTTAACCCACATACTAAATAGGAGAGTAATTATGGGAATAAGAAGTAATATAGCGTATCAAAAACCAAGTGGTAGAGTCGTAGTGATGTATTGTCATAATGACGGCTACCCAGAATATAATGGCAGGATACTTTATAACCATTACAACAACAAATCTAAGGCTCATGCTTTAGTAGACAACGGCTATCAGTCGGGTCTGAAACCAACAATACTTGAGTCAAATGAGGACAGAGTTCATCAAGAACCACCTCAAACATTTCATTCTGTTCATGCATTCTTAATGAATGTTCAGTTTGATATTGAATGGGTCTACCTATTCAAAAATGACTCTTGGTATGTAGCTGAAACCAAGATGATTAAATTGCCTAATGGCAGGTGGGATTCAGCAACCTTGCACGATCATGATTTTACACCTCTTTGGGCGTACTTCACTAAGAATAATATTGCCGTTGGAGATCAGTAATGAAATATAAATTCAAAGAACGCAACAAGTTTACACATATCAGAAGAAATACTTTTGATATACCTACAGGGGAGTTAGAAACTCCCCTCACCAACGGATATGAAGTCTTAGAGTATCTGATGAGTATTGCCAATAAACAACGCTATCAATTCAAAGCTAGGGGTAGAGGTAGCCGTAAAAAGTTTGGTAGTGTTTATGATTTACCGATAGAACACGCTGATAAAATAGCACTTTATCATGACACTAGAGATCATATTAAAAAGAAAGAGATGCAAGAACTAGAACGATCTTACTCAGCTTGGAATATTAGCAATCAATTAAGAAACATTATGTCAGCGATTAAAGATCATAATGCAGAGTTTAACAACGACTTAGAAATTAAGTTTGAGGTTAATGCAAATGATAGTTGAATTATTGGATAAATATCATGTTGACGAGTTTGATGATTTGTTAATTAAAATTATTAAACATATGCAAGAACAAAAAGAAACAAGAAAGGAAGACGAAGATGACACTTGAAACCGATTGTATTGAAGAGATCAAAGAATTAGTTAACACTATTCTTATTGATACCGATAATGAGCATGACAGGGAAACCGATCATGCCCAGGGTATGAGAGCAGCAGCCGTTCAAGTAGAATGGATAATTAAAGATTACAAAAAAAAGAAAAAATCATATGAAACCAAAAATAAAAGAAGATATGCAATTAAATTACAGGCTTATGAAAATAGAAGAAAAACCCAAAAACAATAAAATAGTGCAAGGCATTAATATACCAGAACACTTGCAACATTTGGCTAAAGCAGACTTACGCAACCTCTTGTACTTATTTAGAGGCCGTTGCTAAGTATGGTATTTATATTGCACATTATCTTACTAATCGATACAATTCGATAGTGGCATTTGTCTGATTTAATGAATTATCTTCACTACTCTCCTAAATGTATGTATCTTATGAGTGCCACCCTCTCATGAGTTTTCTATTTTGGTTTGCCGTAGTTTTATATATTCTTGTGTTCGCTTTGGATAGACCTAATCAAAACTAATCAAAACTTTCTTCTTCCTCTAAATCAGTAGCTTGATCTATTTCTTTCTGTTTTAGATCTTCTTGTTCTAATCTTTCTAAACTATCAGCCTCATCTTCTTCCATCTGAGCTGCAGCCTGAAGGTCAGCCGTATCCCCAGCCAACAGAACATTACCCATCAGCTGCTCCAGGCGTTTCTCAACCTCTTCCCGACTCATTTGATCTACCTTCCCGAACATAACTTCTTTCCTATCAACCACAAGACCCCCGACCTTTAGCAAACTATTTTGGGCCGATATGGCAGCATTAAAAGATCCCGCTTCAAGGGCCTTGTCTCTAATATCGTATAGATCCTGGACTGCTCTATCATAATTTAGCTCATACTTCTTCTTTGCCTCATTCATCAGATAGTTATATTCTTTACGGATCTTAGGATGATTCATCAGCTTATTGGCCGATTGCCGAGCATCTTTATACCCAGCCTTATGTGCGCATTCTACGAGAGATAACCGTGGATTATTGACAGCTTGCCAAATAAAGTTTCTTTGTCTTCGATTGAGGGAGTTATCTAGGTTAGCGTATTCGATAGGGGCTTCTTCTTCTGGAGAAAGGATAGGTTCATATTCTAGTTTATTTTTTCTATAACCCATGTTGTTGTAAGCATATTAGAGTGGAGTAATTATTAATACCTACCCCCACTTTACCCTAAAGTGTATTGAGAGGATACCTTACAACGAATTAGTCCGTCAAGATATTTGTTAATTATTTATCTGTATTTCTTTCTCTCTTATGACAAAAATGAAAAAAATAAAATAATCTCTAAACCCGCATTCTTATCATGTTTTCTTGCGTCATACATTTATGACAATAATAAGACAATAATAAAATGTTATTCATCCCAGTCTAATTTAGCACCCATATTGGCCCTGGCTACATAAGATTGTAGGACCTCATCTACTAAACCAAGCATTTCATCATCTTTTTCAACCAGTTTAGTTAAATGCCAAATACTAAAGCTCAACGCAGTTAAGACCACATTACGCTTATCCTCACCCCGCAGAGTGTAATTATTAAACAAAGAATCCAACGAAGACACCATCTCTTGTAGAGTTGGCTTCTTCATCTTGCTTTGTATTGGCACTACTTTTAATGTCATTTATAGACTATAACCTATTTAGCGGAATTATCCACTTCATCTTGTTTAACTGAATTTGTTAAATGTTTTAATAGTATGTCTAATAATTCCATTTTTTCTTCCTGTTCTAATGTGTTAAATTCATGCACCATCTTTTGCATTAACTCCGTGCTACTCATATTGACCCCCTTAAAAAAAGATGCGGGGGATTGTTTCGCCAAGCTCCCCCGATACTCATGCAGACTATACAGCAATTGCTGAATGACGCGAACTAATAAATGTTTACTTGATCCTGAAAATATTCGTCATGAAACATACGAACCTCTTCATCTGGGTCCAATGATTCATACTTTAAATTTTCTTTGTGATAACGCTTGTAAGAATCTACAAGACTGTTTGTTTTCTTATCTACCAGATCTGATTCAGCCTGGTCATAAGACAAACGCATAAGCATATACATATCTTTTACTCTACCCATTTTATACTCCTAAGTTTCTAAATGTAGACATTATATACTTTTTCCCTTAAAATACAATTTTTACACATTTATTTAGGAGCAACATGAAAAATATAAAAAATGAAATAGATGCAATCTTGAATGCATCAAACGATAAACAGATCCTTGAGGATCGTATTAACTATACTTTGTTTGAACTGAAGGCTGCGATTTCAGATCTAACAGAATGCGTCAATAGACTTACAGATGCAGTCGACATAATGAAGGAGGCATCATGAGTAAATATATGTTAAACCTTAACAGCA